GATTATTTAAAGCCTTATTAATCTTTAAGTCAAGGCTTTCTTCTAATAATTTCATCTCATCAAGAAGCTCTCTAGCATCTTCTTTTTGTCTATCTTCCACATCATTAACAATCTCTGTAATGTGTCTTATATCTCCATTCATTTGACGTAAGTCTGCCTTCATATCATTCTTTAAATCTTTAGCAACATCTGCCACTATTGTAATCTCATCAAGTATCATATCTATTTCTGATTTTAACACGGCTAATTGTTCATCATAGTGAGACAGATCCGGGGCCGTATACTCCAAAACTTTCTGTTGAAGGTCTTGATAGTTTTTCCAAAATTCAAAAACTGCCCATGCTCCTGATCCAAGAGCACCTAGAAGAGTAAGAATAGCAAACGCTTTCCCTCCAGATACCTTCATCCCCGAATACTCAATACTGGGCATCTATCATCTCCTGTAGTGTATTATTTTGAGCCATGTCGAAGAGCATACCATACTGATCATCTATTGTCTTGTTTAAATACTCAGTGACATTTGTATCTTGTATAAAAGATTGAGAGTCAAAAAAAGTTTTTGTGTTGCCTAGTATTTGCATCACGATCAAAGTTTTGGTTTGAGCAGCGTCATCATACCTAGCCTTATCATCAATCTTCT